ACGTTGACGGGCCGTGGCTTCTTAATGCAGATGCGGCTAAGCTAGTAGAAAACGTGCCTAGAAATGACTCCGCCCTCCGCGCCGCGATTGACAAGGCCGTAGCCAAGCGCGAGGCGGAACTGCTCTCATTGGCAAAGGATTGGGACGAGGACTTCAAAGAAGAACCCGGTAGCTCTGCTGACTGTGCAAGTCGGGGCTGTGCGACGGAACTCCGTAAACTCATCAGGGAGGGGAAATGAGGAATAAAAAACTAGCAAACATTGAGTGGAGGCTTCGTAGACTTGAAGTCTCACTGAAACACAGAAATAAGCAATGGGAAATTAAGCCTACCAAAAGGTTCTTCCAGAACTTCCCACGGTTGCGTGAAGCGATCCGCGAGGGGCTGTGCGCGGCGGGAGAGTCTGTATGAGTAGGAAGCAAGACCGAAGTCGTGCGCCTTATCTGACGGCTGCTACTTTGTGGGCTAACTTCACACCGTCCGCCAAACCGTCCGCATAGGCCGCCTCTGCCAGTTTGGAGAATACTCTTTCCAGGACGGATGCTTGATGCTCCCCATTTTGCAGACTAGCGGCGAGTGCTTTTATGTGCTCCAAGAGTTCAGGTCTGAGGATATTTGTCATTTCTTTGCTCCTGTGAATTGTTGCTGTCCGCAATGGGAACATTTTCCTTTCCAGAACCGATGCCGGGGATGTTGCGGACATTTAGGGTGGCGGCGGGCATTCTGGTTCCCGCGCATAATCAGGCGCATCTTGTCCGAGATGCACCGCTGGCAAAAGAGGTAGGCGCGTCCGTGGATCGGGCAAGTTTCGGCCCCCACTGGCAGGTCAACGCGAATATCATCACTACTCATGATTTTACCAGCGCCCCGCGATATGGTGGCCAAACCTGGTTTGCGGCATGAAGCGCATCATTCTGTTCGTCCCACCACTCAGCGAAAGCGTCAACCGCAGCTTGAGCAGCTTCGCCGCCAGCGAAGTTTCGCGTGTTGTGTGGCAACAGCGACAGCGATGCTTTATGCAGGCCCATCGGGCAAATGGTTCTTCCCGCCCTAGTCCAACGGAGTACTCGCCGGTGAGTCAATGCAGGCAGCATCTCAGGTCTCTTGACGTCACGGCGTAGTATTTCCATCACAGGACGCGCAGCAGTCGGTATCGGCAGCGAGAGTACCATCGTTCCTCCTTCTTCTATGTGGATAGTTGGCGCGTCGTGCATTGGCGCTCCTGGCGCGAGATGGCCTTCTGGGACCCTACACTTCGCCTTAGCCCTTGCGTCCCTGGCTAAAATCCTGCGGAGTTGCTTTTTGAACCTGCTGTCAGTCATCGTCAGCCGCTTGCCCTTTTGGGTAAAATGCGTTACGCCACCGCTCATTTTGAGCCTCCTGTAAACCTTAAGGATATACAAACGATTGTGGAATGTCAAGAGAAAAGTGAGTAGTACCTGCGGCACGACGAACGTTTTGGTATCAAACCGCGCCGGGGCCGCCCGCCTGGACGAGCAAACAAAACAGGCATCTTCCTGCCGTAACCGTTCATTCGAAAAAGAAAGCTTGACAGTGTGGTGCTTTTACCACAACCTTTAGCCGTGGATGTGCCCGAAAAACTACACCGCCCAAAACTACACCGTAAATCCGCCGCAATCCGCTATAACCTCTTCGCCCATGAATATGTGAAGGACCTGAACGGTACCAGAGCCGCAGTCGCAGCCGGCTACTCACCGAACAATGCAGGCATCACGGCTTCCAAGCTCCTATGTGTGTCTAAAGTACAACAGATCATCGCTTCCTTGGTGGCGAAAAAGGCAGAAAAGATTGACCTCAGCTCTGATCGCATCCTAAAGGAGATTGGCCGATGCGCCTACTCGAACATGGAGGACTACACGCGGCTGGATGAACGAGGCGACCTAGTTGTGGATCTGTCAAAGCTGACCCGCGAGCAGGCTGCTGCCATCCAAGACTTCACGGTGGATACGACTGGTGGCCGAGGCGACGGGGTGAGAAAACTGGTCTGGCGCACAAGGATAAAACTGGCAGACAAAATTCGCGCCCTCGAGCTATTGGGCAAGTATCGGCGCCTGTTTATTGAACAGGTGGAGGTCAGTGGTCTCGAGGGGCTCGCGGATTTGCTACGGGCGCGGCGCAAGGCGATACGATGAGCGCAACAGTGGCGAATCCGAATTTCCAACTAGCCGAACAGATTATTACCTTTGCGCGTGACCCGCTGGGCTTTGCGCGCAGCGTGTACCCTTGGGGCGAAGGCGAGCTGTCGCAGTCCCGCGGTCCCCGGACTTGGCAGAGGGTAATTTTGGGCGAAATGGGCGACCACCTGCAACTCGCGCGGACGCGCTACCAGCCCAAACGAATCGCGGTCGCATCTGGCAAGGGCATTGGGAAGTCCGCCCTGGTAGCAATAATCATCAACTGGGGGATGAGCACCTGCGAGGACTGCAAGATTGTCGTGACGGCGAACACGGCGACGCAACTTGCCACCAAGACGGTGCCCGAGGTTCACAAGTGGACACGACTCTCCATCAACCGCCACTGGTGGGACGCCAAAGCTACCAGCCTAACCGTTCTTGAGAAGGGCCATGAGCGCGAGTGGCGCACGGATTTTATTCCCTGGTCAAAGGAGAACATGGAGGCATTCTCGGGCCTGCACAACCAGGGCAAGCGCCTGATTGTGATCTTTGATGAAGCCTCTGGCATTCACGACACGATTTGGGCGAACACTGAGGGGACTCTGACTGATGAAGAAACAGAAATTTTCTGGTTTGCGTTTGGGAATCCAACCCGTCCGAACGGCTGCTTCCGCGAGTGTTTCGGCAAATCAAAGGGTATATGGAGCACGCATCAAATTGACGCGCGCACTGTCGAGGGCACGAACCATGAAGAGCAAACCCGGCAGGTAGCGGCGCATGGTGAGGACAGTTATCACGCCCGCATCTGGATTCGCGGTGAGTTCCCGCTGGTTGGTTCGGACCAGTTCATCCCGGCGGATGCTGTAGCCGAGGCTCGGGGAGCTACAGCCGAGGGCTATGAGAGCCTGGCAAAAATTTTGGCTTGTGATGTCGCTCGATTCGGTGACGACCAGACGGTGATTGGATGTCGGCAAGGTCGCAAGGCCCGGATTCTGGAAAAACTGCGGGGCAAGGACACCGTATTCGTTGCCGAGCGCGTCATCTACTGGCGCGACCAAGAGAAGCCCGATGCGATTGTGGTGGACGGGGATGGTCTCGGCGCCGGCGTAGTGGACCAAATCACGCACCGGGGGTTCAAGGACAGACTTTTCGAGTTTCGTGGCGGCTTCACGGCCAACGAGGCCAATAAGTACAAAGACCGCCGCTCAGAGGTCTGGGGGATGCTGCGCGATTGGCTACCAACGGCCGACATTCCAGACGACCCAGAACTCTGCGATGACCTCCTAGGGCCGTTCTACGAGTACACGGCGAAGGGCCAAATCTGGCTGGAACAGAAACATGAGATGAAGGCACGCGGACTGGCCTCACCAGATTGCGGCGACATGCTGGCTATGACGTTCGCGGTTAAGGTTGCCCCGCCGAAGATTCAAGTGCCACCTGAGCCTGTGCTGGTTGGAAGTCCGGGAACTTCCTGGATGAGTTAACCCAAAGGAGGCAGTCATGCCGTGGACGCCAAAACAAAAGCGTTATCTATTGTCATCGGGATCGCCCCTAACTGAGGCGCAGAAGAACAAGATGAAGCGAGAGTTGCACGTCAAACCGAAACAGGGCAGCAGCGTGAAGCGGGCCGCCGATGCGGTGGAGTTCAAAAAGAGCTGATGGCCGAATACGACAAATCCGCTGGTAACGGCAAGGGCGATGCTAGGACTGTCATCGAGGTGGCTCTCAAGCGGTTCAAGCTCTGCGTCGAGGCGGAGCGAAGCATCCGCGAACTCGCACTGGAGGACTTGCGGTTCCGGGCCGGCCAACAGTGGCCCGAGCACATCAAGTCCGAGCGCGACCGCGACATGCGCCCCTGTCTGACCATCAACCGCATTCTCCCAGCGATCCGCCAAGTCACGAATGACCAGCGCCAGAACCGTGGGGCCATCAAAGTTTCGCCTGTGGACGACAAGGGCGACATCGAAACCGCCAACGTTCTCCAAGGTCTGATTCGCAACATCGAGTACACGTCCAACGCTGACGTGGCATTCGACACGGCCTTTGATGCGGCGGTAACGGGCAGCTTTGGCTATGTGCGCGTGATAACCGATTACACTGAGCCAAACAGTTTCGACCAAGTGCTGAAAATCATGCGGGTTCGCAATCCGTTTATGATCTACGTGGACCCAGACACCAGAGAAGTGGACTACGCCGATGCAAAATTCGCGTTTGTAGTCGAACTGCTGACGGCTGAGGAGTACAAGTCCGCCTATCCGAAGTCCGAACTCGCCGGGATAGATGATTGGTCGAGCATCGGAGACCAGTCACCGGATTGGGTGACCAAAGACCATGTGCGCGTCGTCGAATATTACTCGCTGGTGAAAGAGCAAGACACCCTGCTGCTTTTGCGCGACACACGAACCGGCCAGGAACGCGCCATCCTGAAAAGCATCTTTGGGGACGAAGAATTGCCAAAAGGGCTGGAAGTCTTGGCCGAGCGGTCCACCGAAACAGTCAAGACGAAGTGGTGCAAGCTGAACGCCATCGAGATTCTGGAGGAAACCGATTGGGACGATGACGAAATCCCGATTGTGCCGGTACTAGGCGACGAACTGGACATTGACGGGAAGCGCGTACTGGAGGGAATGGTGCGGCACGCAAAAGACCCCCAGCGTATGCTCAACTACTGGAAATCGGCAGAGACAGAAGCGATTGCACTGGCGCCGCGGGCGCCCTGGGTCGGGGCTGAGGGGCAGTTCGAGGGGCACCCGGAATGGGATACAGCGAACACGCGGTCGCACTCGAAACTGGAGTACAAGCCCACATCTCTCAACGGGCAACCTGTACCGCGGCCGGAACGGCTTGCCGTAGAACCAGCCGTAATGGCAATCACCAATGCCAGCTTCGGTGCAGCCGATGACATCAAAGCGGTTACTCAGGTGTACGACGCTGGATTGGGCCAGCGGTCCAATGAGACCTCGGGCCGGGGGATTATCGCTCGCCAACAGCAAGGGCAGCTCGGGAACTTCCACTACATTGACAATCTGACGCGGGCGCGACGGCGCGTGGCGCGCATCCTGGTGCGGATGATCCCGAAGATTTACAACACTCCGCGTATCCTGCGGATTATTGGGGAGGATGACACGGTAGAAACCGTGGCTGTGAACCAAAGAACGAAGCGCAACGGCGTCGAGCGCGTCTTTGACCTGACCACCGGCCGTTATGATGTGATCGTGCAGACTGGCCCAGGCTTTGCCACACGGCGCAAGGAGGCCGTCGAGTCCATGATGGGTGTTATTACAGCCAATCCTGACTTGATGGGGACCATCGGCGACCTAGTAATCAAGAACATGGACTGGCCAGGCGCGCAGGAAATTTCCGAGCGCATGAAGAAGATGCTGCCGCCGCAACTGCAAGAAGGCGAGGATGGCCAGCCGCCGGTGCCCCCGCAAGCGCAGCAGAAACTTGAGCAGTACGGCCAGATGATTGAAGCCCTGACCAAGCAGTTGAACGAAGCGAACGACGCGCTAAAAACGAAATCTCTGGAACTAGCGAGCCGTGAGCGCATTGAGGAGGGGAAGGCGCAACTCGAGCTGCGGCTTGCCCAACTCAAGTTGGACAGCCAGGAAGCAATCGCTCTTTTGCAGGCTGAAGTGGACGCGATGAAAGCGCACATGGGATTCGATATGCAGACTGCCGCGGAGGAAGCCCGCGAAGCAGCGCAGCGCGTGTAAGCTCCGAACGAGATCCGAGTAGGGAAAGCCCCACCAGCGGGGCTAAACGCTGGGCAGCAATCCATCGGAGGAAACGACGATGTTCGAACCAGAAGTGGCAGAGAAAACGCAAGCCGAGTTGGAGGCAGAACACGCACAAGCGCAAGCTGATGCCGCTGCCGCCGACGAAAAAGCCGCAGCTTCGGCAGCCGCGGGCGAAAAAGAGCGCAAGACGCCCGAAGAAGAGGCAGCCGAGGAAAAGAGAAAAGGCGGAGTGCAGCGCCGCATCAACGAACTGGTGCGCAAGGTAGCGGAAGCCGAAGCGAGAGCGGACTATCTCGAGAAACTTGCTCTCGCCAAGGCAGCCGAACCAGCGAAACCAATCGTGGATGCAGCGAAGCCCAAACCGCAGTCGGCTGACTTTGACACGACGGAGGAGTTTATGGAGGCTCTGGCGGCACACACAGCGGATGAAAAGGTCCGTGAACTGCGCGCCGAGCTTGACCAGAAAGCCAAAGTCAACAGCGAGAAATCGGAGCAGGAAACGCAGATTCAGCGGTGGAAGAGCAACGAAGTCGCCACCCAAGAGAAGCATCCTGACTACGAGGAAGTATTCGCTGCGGCTATGGAATCCCTCCGCCAGTCGAGTTCCAGAGGATGCCAAGCGGTGGCTCACGCCATACAGGTGAGCGATGCAGGACCGGAGCTGATGTACTACCTGGGAGAACACCCCGCGGAAGTGCAGGCTTTGGCGAAACTGCATCCGACGGCCGCAGTGATGGCGCTGGGGAAGATCGAGGGGCGTCTTGCAGGAGACAACGGAGGCGCGGTATTGCCCGCCTCACAACCACGGGCGTCAAAGCCGCCCACTCCTGTCAAACGAGGCGCGCCAACCGGAACGCCGAGACCAGACGACCCGGAAAGCGACAAAGCATTGAGTGACGAGGAGTGGCTGATGGCCAGAAACGCCCAGCTAAAAAGCCGCTAAGGAGGCGGCGACTAGATGGCCAACACGCTTCTCACCGCAGACATGATTACCAGGGAGGCCCTGCGAATCCTCCACCAAAAAGCTGTCTTTCTGGGTTCGATCAACCGGGCCTATGACGACAGCTTCGCCAAAAACGGCGCGAAAATCGGAGACGCGCTCCGCATTCGCCTGCCCAACCAGTACACCGTGCGCACCGGTGCCATCATCAGCACCCAGGACACCGCTGAGAGCCAGGTCACGCTCACTGTGGCGACACAGAAGGGCGTGGACGTGAATTTCGGCATGGCGGAACTGGCGATGAAGCTCGATGATTTCACCGAGCGCATCTTGGACCCGGCGATGGCTGCGCTTGCGGCAAACATCGAATCCGACGCCCTCTCGATGTACAAAGACGTTTACAACATCGTGGATGGCGACGCCGTGGCGTTTGATTTTGTCCATCTCTCGACCGCGAAGGAAGAGCTGGACAACAACCTGACGCCGCCCAGCCAGCGCACCGCCTTGTTGAGCAACAAGCACATCAACAAGTTCCTGGTGGCGACCAAGGGGCTGTTCAATCCGCAAAGACAGCTTGGGAAGCAGTTCTCGGCTGGCATGGTCGTCGGAAACGTGTGCGACCTCGACGTGGGCTCGTCCAGCCACATCGGAAACCACACCACCGGAACGGCGGCCAAGACCACCGGCTACCTGTCCAACGGCGCAACGCAGACCGGGGCAACAATCAACGTTGACACCGGGACCACCACGTTCCTCAAGGGTGACATCATCACCTTCGCGGGCATGAACCGGGTGCACCCCGAAACGAAGGTGAGCAGCGGTCTGCTCCAGCGGTTCGTGATAACGGCGGACTCAGGGGCGTCGGCGACCTCGCTGGCGATCTCGCCCTCCATCGTGGCCACGGGCGCCAAGCAGAACGTGTCCAACAGCGTTGCGGACAACTCGGCCATCGTCAAAGTGGGTGCCGGTGCCAGCGAACTGCTGGACCAGTCGCTCGCCTACAACAAGGATGCCTTCACGTTCGCCACAGCCGATCTGCCCGACGTTTCGCAGTTCGGTGCGTGGGGCGCGCGCAAGGTCCAGGACAGCATCTCAATGCGCATCGCGCGGCAGTATGACATCACCAACGACAAACTGCCCACCCGCATTGACGTGCTGTACGGCTTCAAGACTATCCGGCCGGAGCTCGCGTGCCGGATCCACGCGGACGGGTAGCCCGCCCGAGAAAGAAAGAGGAAAAGGAAGATGGCAGCGGATCAACTCAGCAAGGGAAATCCGGAAGGAACGGTCCTCGGGCAGTCCGCCACGGACAAGGTGGCGTTCTTCGGGGCCGCAGCGATTGTGCAGCGCGCGGGTGCTGTGCAGGCGGCGGCGCCAGCGGGCGGCACGGGGACGGCCGCGGGGGGCTACGACACGGCCGGCAACCGCGACTCGCTCATCAACCTGGTGAACGAGATGCGTCTGGTTCTCGTCAACCACGG